GCGCGAACGTAGTCGCCAAAGCCAAAGCGCCCAAACCTGAAAAAAAAACGGAGACCCCATGAGTAAACTCGGAGTTCAAGACCCCATCACCGCCGGCCAGTTAGTCGGTGCCTACAACGCAAGCGCGGTCAACGATACAGACTGGCACACCCTCGCCGTCACCGACTTCTATGACTCGACCGACGGCGCCCAAGTCGCGATCGGTGCAAAGTTTTCTTTCATCGGCGCGGTGAGTTCCAACACGACATCGGTCAGCTTTATAAAACTAAGGGCGGCCGCGGGCGCGGGCGATGGCACAGCGAACAGCGACGGAGTCATCCCCTTATTGAGAGATTACTCAATCGACTCAGCGGCTCTACAGAGCGGCGAGACTGTCACCTCGATCGCTTACAAGAAGGCGGCGGGCGCGGATTCGTTTATCATCTATGCCGGCTTTAATCGTTAGGAGATCTCATGAGCATTAAATTTCAAGGGTTCACCGGCGGCGGCGGCGGTGCATCAGTCCCAGACGCGTCAGAGACTGTAAAGGGAAAGATCAGAATCGCAACATCAGCGGAGGCCACCACTGGCACAAATGACCTAATAGCCATGACCCCCAAAACAGTGGCTGATGAGATAGGCGCTGCAGTACTGGGGCTCTTTGACTACAAGGGCGCTTTGGATGCTAGTCAGCCCACAACGCCTGACATCTCGAATGGTCTTAAAGGCGACTTCTACCGGATCTCGGTAGCGGGTACAATCTACGGTAAAACTTGGGCGCTTAATGATGCCCTGGTGATCAATGCAGATATGGGCGGCGTGGTCGACAACGCCAAAATTGATAAGTTCGACAACACAGACGCAGTCACATCAGTCAACACTTTCACCGGCCCAGTGGTTCTCGACTCTTCAAATATCGCAGAGAACACGAACCTTTATTATACAGATGCTAGGGTAGATACAGAGGTGGGCACGTTGCCTCTCAGCACTCTATCAGATGCGAGTTATACAGCAGGCCCAGGTATTGATGGGGATGTATTGACCTGGGTCAATGCCTCATCAGAGTGGCAGGCGGTCACCCCAGCCACAGCCCCAGTAACATCAGTGAATGCACAGACTGGCCCCGTAACTATCTACGCAGATAACTCAGTCTTAAACATCGATGGAACGGCGTTGACCCTCTCGGGAACCGGCGCGACTTCAACCCTAAACGTTGATGTAGGCACAACTGCAAGCAAGATTCTCCAGCTCGACGTAGCGGCCAAGATCCCCGCCGTCGATGGATCTCAACTGACTAATCTACCCTTCACCGGCCTTGATGTTTTTACGACATCCTCAACCCCCATTACCGCAACAATTAATCGAGCATACTGGATTACAGCACTCGGCGCGACATCGGTGACGGTCAACCTCCCTTTGGGCTCTACCGTAACCGACGGCGACACTCTTGTCGTCACTCGCATTCGCGCAGGTGAGCTCGTTATTGCTCAAGATTCAGGGGACGCGGGAACGATTGTAAACTATGGGACGACGCAAGCCACAAGCGTGACAATCGACAATAATTATCAGATGCTAACGATCCGATGGAATGGGTCGGCGTGGTACATCTTCGATCAGGCGACGGGGACCGCAGCGAATGAGGATACGGGGACGGCAGTCGGTGACATCCCGATCTTGATCGATGTCGGCGGTGGCGTCGCCGGCTTCTCAGCTATTGACGGCTCAAACCTTACGGGCTTACCTTCGGGAGGTCTCGCCGCTGTCGTTGATGACACGACCCCGCAGCTCGGCGGCTCGCTCGATGTTAACGGTCAGTCGATTGTCAGTGTCTCAAACGGAGACATCACCATCGCACCGAACGGGACGGGGATCATTAAGACCACCGGCTCGGTCGAGCCCGACGCCGACCTCACGCGAACGATCGGGGCTGAGGCGCTCCGATACTTGACGAGCTGGACCGACATCAACGGCGCGATCAGATTCAAAGCTAAGAACGACTCAGGCGGCCTAATGACCAAGGGTCAAGTCGTATATATCAAAGGGATCTCTGGATCGGTGCCGACCGTCGATCTCGCTCGCTCTAATAGCGCCTTGACGATGCCCGCCTTCGGCCTAGTTCATGCAAACGCGAACGATCAAGCCGAGGTGACGATCATCACCCTCGGGAATCTCAACGACGTCAACACGACGACATGGAGCCTAAGCGTCGGCGATACTGTTTATGTATCAAGCGCCACCGCCGGAGCTCTCACGAACACAGCGCCAACAGGCGAATCGAATCTCATCCAAAACATCGGGCGGGTCGTACGAGCGGACGCGAGCGCGGGAATTATTAAAGTCGGCGGGGCGGGTCGATCAGCCGCGACACCGAACCTCGACACTGATAAGATCTTCTTGGGTGATGGGTCAAATCAGGCTGTCTCGACGGCGCTCTCAGCGGTCGGCCTCGCGTCATTTAATCAGAACTTGACGACAGCGACAGTCGGCGAGGTGACAAACCTTTACTATACGACGGGCCGAGTCGACCTCCAGGTCGCGACTCTCCCGATGTCGACGCTCTCAGATGTCGCGTATACAGCCGGCGCGGGTATCGACAACTATGTCCTAACCTATGATCACTCCTCGACTTCATGGGGAGCTGAGGCGGCCGCCGGTGGTGGCGGATCTCGACCGACGGTGACCGACATCACCGCGACCCCCTACACCGTCGGCACGACCGACGGAGCGATCGGCGCGAGCGAGCTTGAGCGCACCTACACCGCATCAACCGGCGCGGGAACCATCAACCTCCCAACAGCCGTTGGGCTATCGGGATTCAAGCTCCAAATCAAAAGACTCACGAGCGCAGCGGTGACAGTCGATCCCAACGGCACTGAATACATTGACTATGTGGGCCAGTCTACGTTTGCAATCGGCGCCCAATATGATTCGATCACGCTTCAGAGCGATAATGCGAACTGGATTTTGATATGAGTTACAAAGCCCAAGGAGGGACGGCGCAAAAGACCTTGAGGCTCGCTTTGTTTAATTGGTCGAACAATATCACCGCGATCGGTGGCGAGTATAATGTCTCGTTGTTAGATGATACATACCCGAGCTCCCCCGCGATCACGAACTCGACCGAGATTAATTTGAGTGCTGGACATTATTTGGCTCAAGCATATTCGAGCTTCACTCGCACGACCGCGAGCGATAATGTTCAGTTTAAATTTTATCTCGACGGGTCGGCGGTCGGTGAGCTCGGGAATACTGATATGTATGTCGGTCGAAATTGTGACGAGGCGACGGCAGAATTTAGCGTTGACTCCTCATCTCTCTTAACCCTCCGACTCCTCGCGATCGAGATTGGGGCGAGCGTCCCTTCGCTCGACGCCGACTGTCGGATCCTGCTCTGGAAAGTAAGTCGATGAGTTACTTCTCTCAAAATACCGCCTCATGTTTCGCGCTCTTAACGTATTCATCAACCTCTGGGCAGGCCGATACATTCTCTCAGCCTTGGGTATCGGGCGCAGCGCCTCAGATCACCGACGCTACAGGTAAGGGTTTTCACTCAGGCTTTACAACCCTTACAAATAACGCAATCGGGGCAGTAGCTAACATTAACAATCAAGCTGATCGCGCACACTTTGCCCAGTTTTGGGGCAACATATCGAGCGCATACGCTGGATCGGATGATGCGTGGGTCGGATACGGAAGAGGCGCAAGTTATGTAGTGCAGTCACAGGCGGGATCGAGTTATGTCATAGATCCCGATAGGTCGAGATCGATAATAATGAGGAGTGAATAATGAGCTATGTCCCCAGCCACATTGGCCAAGTGCTCATGAATCCGTCGGCTCTTGCAGTATGTACGCCAGCAAATAACACTTCTTCTGCTGTTGGTGCCGACGTTCAGTTTAACGCAGCCAGTGACTTCTTCGGATCACTCGCGGCCTCGCTGTCTTTTTCAAGTGGTGTCATCACACTACCAACTGGATACTTCTATTATGTTGAGGGCTCAACGCAGAGCTACGCGACCTCCCTTAATTCCAATACATACTGCGAGTATAAATGGCATAATGGGACAGGATATATCGGATCTCATGGTCGAGTAGTTCAACAGCGCAACCCAGATCTACAGCTCACAGGGCGAGATGAAAAGGCGTTTATTTTAGTAGACGCGACCTCGGGCGCTGTCAGTGTGAGCCTAAGGATTACAAGCGTAAATCAAGTCTGGGCGTCGGGCCTCAACAGCACGACCGCCCAGTATATTTATGCGGGAATGGGGCGGGCCACAATTTGGAGACTAGACCCATGATCCAACTAGCACAACTCATCAACGCCGAGTCGATCAAATATATCGCCCTCGGATTCGTCGCGCTAACCGTCGGCGCCCTCGGCTATAAAGTCGGATTCGATCGCGGCCATATCCCGAAATCTGAGATGTGCGCCGAGGAGCTCATCGGTCTCGTCCAAGAGCGGGAGAAGTTTATCTCTTGCGATGTCGATCGCCAGGCGGCGGCGATGAGAGGGATCGCAGACTGTACCTTCGAGAAGTGCCAGCCTCTTTGTGTTGGCGCGGTGAAGAAGGCGGTTGAAGACTACATTGCCTTAGAGAAGGAGATCCTATGTACACCGGCGCGATGATTCTACAGCTCTTCTTATTCGTCCACTCTCCCGCCGCCGAGATCAAGATCCCCGGCGGTAAGATCATCGGCCGCCCCGTCCCGGCGGGAATGCTATTGCAAGAGCGCGGGGTCTTTCTGAGACCCCAAGATTTCGTGGTCGTCAAGGGTCTCGTCGAGTCATCTCAAGCTGTCTGTGATTACGTCATTCAAGAGGCAGCGATACAAACCGAGGAGGCATTGAGAGCAGCGCATCAAGATTGCGAGTCGACTCAATACGACTCGCAAACCTTGATCGAGCTCTTGACCGCTCAAAGCGAAGATCTTAAAATCAAGCTGACCAAGAGCCGAACCAATACCCAGATCGCGAAATATGTCGCCATCGGTCTCGGCGCGGTCGCCCTCGGTACATCAGCCTACTTAATCGCGAGGTGAGACTATGACAATCGACGGCAACACGATGATCTCCATCACCACGATCGTCGCCCTCGGTGGCCTCGCCCTCGATCACTTTAGAGACAAGGGTCGAGACCGCGAGGAGCTCGGGCGCCTCAAGCAACAGGTCAAGAGTTTAGAGTCGCGGGCCTCGGTCGCTGATCAACGCTTCACATCAATCGATGGGCAATATACAGAGATCAGGGAGCAGCTCGCGAGGCTTGAGGCGATCCTCACGAATCATTGATCATCTGATCGGGGAGAGCTTCAGCTCTTTAATGATCTTTGCTTCGATGATCTCATAGGCGGGATAGCATCCGAGAATGATTTGATTGAGCGCGGCGAGCGACGCCTCTTCAATAATGTCCCGCTTCCGGTCCCTCTTCGTTTGCTCGATGAGGTGCTGTACTTTGGCGATGGCGATCGCTTCGTAGACATCTTGAATCAACTCGGTGATACGCTCTCGACGGCGGCCTCCGTCCTTGAATTGATTGATGAAGTACGAGACCGTTGATCTAAAGTGAATGTGATCAAGGTTCGCGAGAATGATCTTGCGGCCGGCGCTCGGCGCGTAACAGAACGGGAAAGTGTATTTGCTCTCACCCCTGAAGGCGCTTGAACTATTCGCCTTCACACCTTTGGAGTCATAATGCATCCAGGCGCAAGAGACCTGGACCTTCGGCGCCCTCTCCTTCTTTGCGCTCGCGGGAGTATTGCCAGTCTCGAAGAGCGTGTCAGCCGAGTCATTGCTTTCGGTCGCAGGCTTTGGGTCTGAGCTCGTCGGGCGATTTGAGCCTGTCGATGTTTCAGGGGTCCAGGGCTCGGGCGGAATCTCCTCAACTCTCAGGTCTCCGTCGGGATCACAGACCGCTTTGAGTGTTTTCTTCTGGGGGTCGCGAGCTCTGAAGATGTGGGCGTACTTGCCAATTACTTCATTATGATCAATGCTCGACTCGCGATCCTCTCGGCTTGCGAATGCCTCATCGAGAAGCGCCTTGATCGGCGCGGGCATATGATCGATAAAGTGTTGCTTCAGTGCGCGGACCGGGAGCGTGTGCGTCCGAGAGTTAGACCGCGTATCCTCCCAAAGGAGACGGGATCGAGTGTCATCAGGATAGACGCCGACATGATGGCCGCCTTCGATCTTTTGGCGAACTGGCATCGAGATGATCAGATTAACCCGGGGGATGATCTTGTCGTGATTAATTCCCCAAGATCTCATCACGTTTTTCTGGGGCTGATGGTTATACAGCTCGCCATCATAGAAATAAACGACAGCCCCTCCCATGTTATGAAGTTTATAAAGATTCTTTGCCGCTTTGCTCACCGCCTTCTTGTCCGATATGCCCCAGGCGATGCCATAATCCAGACCGTCTACACTTAGATCCATGGTCCCCTCGTCCTCCCAATAGCCGTCGCCGGGCTCGTCGTATGTTCTGACCGCGGTGGGCTTCCCTGTAACACCGTCCCTAATACAAGATCCCCTCATGCCCAGTTTAAAAAAGCGGTCTCGGATAAATGAAAAGATCGAGGCGTTGTGGGGCCCCCAGTGCGGATGCTTGCTTGATATATGCGACACGCGATCATTGCCGCACAATATGACGCAAGTCCCATGTCCGGCGGCCTTGATCTCGACAGTCTTCAGCGCCGCCCATTTAATGCCGTCATACCCCTCTGGATATTCGCAAGAGAGTTCATTGAGGCAAACGACATCATCGAACAAGTCGTGGACGATCGAGCCCTCATCATCGATGAGCGGTGCGTCGGTCTCGTCATCGATCACCGGCGCTGATCGAGGTATCCGCTTGATCCCGTATCGCTTCGTCTCAGGGTCGCGGTGAAGCCAGATCATTGACCCCTTATCTTCTTTGGATGTCCAAGACAGGAAGATGACCCCGTAATGATTCCAAGGGAGAGTCGTCGCCTTGACGCCGATCCCATAATTATCATGATGACCGAAGGCTTGAGTCTTCGATGACGAGTTCCATTGACCGATGTACTTCTTGAGGTCATCGGCCGACATCCCGCGCCCATCATCGCTGAAGATTAACCGAGCGGCCCCGATGGTGTTCGCTCGATACTCTCGCCGAAGAGAGAACGTGGTCGCGCCGGCTTCCTCGGCGTTCTTGATGAGGTCTCTTGTCCAGACCTGAGGATGCATTCGTCGAGCGAATCGCTCCAGCGTATTGCTTAGATTGTTATCTTTGAGAGGGGTAAATGTTTTCAATGTATTTCCTTATGCGTTGAAAAGTGAGCGGGGCGATCGCCTCGCGGTCGATCAGAATGGGACTGAGTTCATGTCGAGTTGAGGAGTCGCGCCGATGACGACGGACGGAGGCTGAGCGCCCTCGCCGTATCGCTTCCACAGCTCGACGCGTTGAGCTTGAGGCAAGACCTGGAGCGCCATCTCGACTCGCATCTCGGCCTTGGTCATTCTCATCCTTCGTTCATAGTCGCCTGGATCTTTGCGCCAATGGGGATCATATGCTTCGAGAGCTGCGATGGCGTCCTCTTCGAGAGAGAGGGGATCGGCTTTGGGCTCGGGTCTTGGCTCGGGCTTTGGCTCGGGCCTTGGCGCCGGTGGTCTAGGCTGAGGCTGAGGAGGGCGAGAGGGTTGACGCTCTTGACGCGGCGGGCGATCACCGACTTGAGCGAAGATGATCTCATCGCGCTCTTTGTCATCTTTGATCATCCCCTCGGCGAGCTCGTCGGGCGAGTATGTCTGGCCGATGATCTCAGGATAGGCGACTCGAAGGAGGGCGGTGATGCATCTCTTGTGCAGCATATTCTTCGGCATTGTCTGCCATTGTTTTTGTTTCAAGAAGTCTCGCTGCTTGGCCTCCTCGATCGTGAACGTCCAAGTGTGCTCGAACTCCCATTCAAGCTCATCGGCGCGCTTCGTCGCGATCGTGCAGATCTTGTCGGTGTGCTCGACAATTCGGATGTAGGCGCATATCTTGACGCCGTTTGGATCGATGTATCGACGGACGACACCGGCCATAGCGTCGGCGTTGAGCGCCGGCTTACCCTTGATGATGTATGTATGCGCAAGGGTCACCGCGACATTCCCTTGATAGAGGTGGCCGAAGGTGAGGAAGGCCTTGACGTTGTCATTAAAATCGCGGTCATCTTTCGATAGATTGCGAATGATTGAGAGTGTAGAATCGTTTAACATTATAAATCCTTATGCGAAGATTTGATTGTTTATGCGAGAAGAAGAAGCTCGATAAAAGCGTCTTGATCTTGGCGGGGTTTCGTGGACCAATCGTAGACGATCCAGTTATTGAGTAATCGGGTGAAGTCATCGGGCGACATGTTGAGAGCGTCGATCGTCATGTATCCTTTATCGACCATGAGCTCGTCGGCGGCTTGCTCGATGTCCTCTTGGGTGAGGACTCCTTGGGAGAGGAGGTCATCGATCTGACACTCGAAGATCCGCTCGAAGCGATCGAAGCAATCCCAGAGAGCGCGGATCGTTGTAAAGTTAAGGGGAGATGGAGAGGACATGAAGAGAGGCGCCTCGACTTTCGGCGGGCGGATTGAATCGAGCGCCATGTTGATCAGGAAGATGGATGTCAGGATGACGAGCAGAGATGAGATGATCATATTAATCCTCTAGGGTTGAATTGTGGATAAAGTGTGACGCCCGATAACTTACGCCGGTGAGATCCGTAGCAGCTCGGGCCAGGTCGGCGGCGACTCTCTTCGAGGGCTTTACTTTTCCGCTCAAGTATTGTGATAATTGAGAGTTATAGATCTCAGCGATCTCGGCGAGATGACCGAAATTATATCGATGAGCTTTTAAGTCGTTCTTCAGCTTCTCTTTAAGTGTCATATCCAAGACCCGATCTCTTCGTCTTGGACAGCGGCACTTATCAGGTTGACATGAATACAAGCGGGACCGTTGCACGCAAAGTAGAAGGTGTCGCCGATGATGGAGCAATCGCTATTATTCTCCTCTTCGCTGTCATAGAGATCGCGGGCAGCTGTCGAGAGCTGATCGAGGTCAGGGTATTTAATTGCATTGCTCTCGATGAGGGATCGAACGGCGCGCTCGATCTCTCGATCTGAGTGAGCGTTCAAGACTGGATGAGATGGGATTCGCTTAAACATATATTGTCTCCTATGCTGTGGGGCTTCGTGCCCCTTCACCCAAAAAGCCCCCTAACTCGGAGAGCTAGAGGGCCACCGGGCGGCAGAGGTCAAGACCCCGCTTAATTGTTCATGGCGTGTAAGAGCATGGCCTCAAGGCGCGCTTTGATCTCTTCTTGGTTGTCACTGGCGAGCAATGACCTGAAGCTCGCCCTCTCCTGATCGAGATTGTCTGAGAACTCTTTGACAGCTTCCGCGGCGGTGCTTCCTGTAGTGTTCTCTGTCGCCTTAATGGCCATTGAGTAGAAAAGAGCCTTCTTCATTGCTTCCTTGGTGATCTTCATCTTCGCTGTCCTTCTGACCTCTCGGTCGCTGTTGATGTGTCATTGATAACACTATAAACGGAGTCTGTCAAAAGTTTTTTCACTCTTTATAAAAAAGATTGTCATGAGGCTGTCCTTGGTGTAGAGTCTAAGAACCAACCATGAGGAGAGACACATGACAGAGAACGACTTGAAGAAGATGATCTATCGATTATCTGATCTAACACCGACCGAGAAGCTGACCTTGTTGGTCGCGCTTTCATTCGTCGACTGGGTGAGCTGGGAAGGGACCGCATCGATCAATCAATTCGCGGACGCTCTCGCTACTCAACGCCGAGCTATATCGAGAGCTCTCAAGGGGCTCGCTTCGAAGGGCTATATAGAGAGGTCATCGAGGCGCCTTGGTCGGCAGATGAATACTCGATCAGATATGAAGCTCAACATTGACCGCATCCGAGGTGGTGACAAACAGGTACATAAGGGTGGTGACAAACAGGTACAAAGGGGTGGTGACATAAAGTCGCTAGGTGGTGACAAACAGGTACAAAGGGGTGGTGACATAGTGTCGCTAGGTGGTGACAAACAGGTACATAAGGGTGGTGACATAGTGTCGCTAGGTGGTGACATAAAGTCGCCCTTATATATACAACCTAATAATCAACCTTCTAATCAACCTTCTAATCAACCTATCAATCAACCAAATAATCAACCAACGCGCGCGGCGCTCCCGGTCGAAGAGAAACAAGTATTGAGGGGATCCTATAAACCCGATCGATATATGCCTCCAGATCTTCACGACGAAAAGAAGAAGAGGATGAAGACCCTCAACGAAGCATTCAAGAGATGTGGGATCGAGCAAGAGTTTAAGATCAGATGGATCCATTGGTGGCACAGCTGGAGAGTGGAAAATTACCCATTATGGCATCACATGAACTGGGATAAATTCGATCTCGATGTGGTCCCCGCCATCGCTGAGATCAAACGAGAACAAGAGGAATCAAAGAAGATGAGGCACCCCAACCAATGGTAAACTTGAAAGACGCAATCATGAAAAGCGGAATTGAAATAACATTAAACAAGCTCAAGGCGGCATCGGATCAAAGACGCATCGAGCGCGATGACCCTCCTCAACGGCTGAAGTCTTGGCGGACGCTAGTCCCTCAAGATCTACATGGCGGCTATCTCGTCCCAAAGGGCGGCTACATCTCGACGGTGATCCTCGACTATTGCGGGCGGTGCCAAGAGGGCTTCACCTTCAAGAGCGATGGCCGCTATCAAGTCGCCGCCTTCTGTCAAGACTGCGAGATTCCACGAAGAAGACTGAAGAGGATCGAGCAAGCGCAGCTCCCGCTAGATGCTCGCGACGCATATATTGGGATGTATGAATTTGACTCAGCTCACCAAGAAGATCAGGTCGCCGAGTTCCTCGGATATAAGCGCCATGAAGATATGCCTCCCTCAATGCTTATGCATGGATCAAGCGGAAACGGAAAGACGACCCTCCTCTATGCCATCGCCAAAGAGCTTGCTTGGCGCGGGATGAAGGTTCGATACACAACTCACACTCGACTATTCGAAGCTGAAAAAAGATCATGGTCGGGCAAGGATCGAAGCCCGATGGAGTCTTGGCTCGATGGGATCGACGTCCTTCTCTTCGATGAGCTCGGCGGGATCGGTGGAGATGCTCGGGCATCGGAGTGGTATCGAGACAAAACCAAGGAGATGCTCGGGCTCATCTATGAGCGATGGACCGCCGGGGAGCTCGCGGTCATCATGACGACGAACCTCTCCCCAGCTCAGATCGTCAAGCGCCTCCTCGACAACTCACAAGCGATGGTCTCCCGACTCAAGAGCATATTCCCCGATCCCGTTGAGATGGTCGGACATGATCGAAGAGCGAAGCAAGAAAAAACTATTTGGGATATTTGAGAATCTGAGATATGATCATTGATCTCGTCGGTGATGAACTCATTCGCAAGATAAATCAACGGGCGTAATGGTTTGAGGTCGGTCTAATTCTAGGTCGGCCTCTTCTGTTTTCGGCGCCGAAAAAAAAGAACCCCTCACCCTAAGAATCAAGGGCGAGGGGAGATTTACACCGCGGCGAGATTATCATAGTCAATGTATATAATCAAAATTATAACTTGATTATATGATCGATAAGCGTATGATAATTATCTATCTAAAGCATAAGGGTAAATGATGAGCGAGGACACTCTAAACACGATCACGATCATGGGGCGCGTCGGTTCCGACGCCGAGGTCAAGGATATTCATGGCAATAAGCTAGCCGAGTTCAGCGTAGCGACCGATCGCATATCTAAAGATCGAAAGGTCGCCGACTGGCACCGGGTCAAGGCATGGAGATACACCGCCGACCGCGTCCAAAACTGGGAAAAGGGCGACTATGTTTGGGTCGAAGGTGAGCTCGTCTCGGATCAATACGAGAAAAACGGAATCAGGATCACGGCGTGGTCTATCGTGATGAGGCGAGGCCAACGGATCACCGCAGCGAACCCTCGACAAGTCGGCGGTGGCGCTCAATGGTAAAGCGAGATCTCACAACCGAGGAGGCGGTCGCGCTCGTCGCCCCTCTCTCTCAAGTTCTTCGAGTCTTTGTGAACCTTCACAGGATGAGAGATCAAGAGATCGATGGCGTCCCTCGACCTCCTCAGCAGATGAGAGAATTTCAAGAGCGTATTACGGTCATGACGTGGAATCTCAGAGATGAGATGAGGCTGTTAAGGGAGATCATCGATGGCGAAAAAGAATCAAAAAAAAGCGATGACGCGCGCGCGAAAGTCGGGCCGACGGACAAAGAAGAATCAAGCGACCCTTGACGGGATCATCGAAGCGATCCGCGTCGGGATTACTTTCGAGCGCGCCGCCGAGCTTCACCGGATACACCGGACAACGATTCTGACATGGAGGAATGAAGACCCCGAGTTCGATAAAGACATCCTCGAAGCGGTCGCCTACAGTGAGGCTATACTTCTCCAACGGATCGCGGACAAGTCGACCGACGACTGGAAGGCCGCCGCTTGGATCCTTGAAAGACGACACCCCGCACAATACAGCCAACGCCGAGAGATCGACGTCACTGTCTCAAGAAGCGACGGCAAAGACGAAGTCGTCGCGATGATGGAGCAGACGAGAGAGCTATATCTCGGCGCCGAAAATCAAAAGATCGAATCCGAGGACTCGACCGATTGACTCAATACCTTGCATAAGGAGCCCTTAGAGTAACATGACTAGAGATGAAATAAAAGAGCGCGCTCGACAGCTCAAGACCGAAGGCGCGGGACGATCAAATAAAGCGGTCCGAGCGATCCTCGCCGAGGAGCTCCCCGCCGATCAATGCCCGTCTCTTTATCAGGTCTCCGAGTGGTGTCGCGGTCTTGCAGATCAAAGGCGCGCGCGCGCGTGTGTCTATACATACGAAGAGGCAGCGGAGCGCAAGAGAGCCTATCAAAGAGAGTATGCTCGACGCCGGCGCCAAGATCCCGAATATCGGGCGGTGATGGCCGAGAGGTCGAGGAGGTATCGAGATGAGCTGTGATGAGGCAAAGCGACTAGAGAAGAATCGAAAGTCGAGGGAGTATTATGCTCGGAATCGTGAGAAAGGCCGCGCCCGGTCGCGAGCATATTATTGTTCAAAATACGCCTCGATCTACTATCAAGCGAATCGGGAGAGGTACGCCGCATATTATCAAGCGAATCGGGAGAGGCTAAGAGCGGAGGCCCGCGCCCGTTATCATCGATTGAAGGCCGAGGCGAATGACGCTCAATCTTAACGAACTCCAGCGCCACATCATCACCGGCATCCGTCGAGAAGATAAGATCGTCTCGGCTCGATGTGGATGGGGATCGGGTAAGACCTCGGGCTTGATCTTCGCTCTTTGGTTCATCGCCAAGACGCGACCGGGGACGAGTTCGCTATTGGTCACCGATACGAACGGCCGGTATAACTCGGTCCTTATGCCCGAAATCGAGAAGTGGCTTGAGCCGATCGGATGGGTTTATAATCACACTATGAGAAGGTGGACGGATACGAATAACGGGTCGACCGTTTGGTGCCGGTCCTACTTCCGCCCAGGTACAAGAGACGCGACCCATAACCCTCTCGAAGGGCTCAACGTCACAAGCGGCGTAGCCCTCATCGATGAGTGTCAAACACTCGAAGCCGAGGTCGCTCATAAAGCTCTCGGTCGTCTTCGATCGGGGCCGTCTCCGATACTCGTCCTCGTCGGTCTCCCCGTCGTTGATGCTTGGTGGTGTCAAATGGCTGAAGACGCGGGCTATGATCCGCTCCTCTTCAATAGCTATGTGAACGAATCGAACCTCGCCGCCGAATGGTTTGAGGCGACTAAGTTACTCCCGCCCGATGAGCGCGAGGCTATGGTCATGAACAGACCAAAGCCGCCGAGCGGTCTCGTCTACTCCGAGTTCAACCCCGAGAAACACATCATCGATGGGTGGAAGTATCGTCCCGAGATGAAGGCGAGGATAGCGATCGACTGGGGATTCCGTAAGCCCTCGGTCCTGATCATCGCATACGACGAGGAGCTCCAAGCCTCGGTCATCTGTCAAGAGTTCAACCCCCATGAGGTGACGATCGAGCAGCTCGCCCAGATGATCTTGGCTGTCGCTTGGCCTCGATCGCTCCAGACCCAAGCGCCATCGAGTCGGATATGGCTAGACGCCGGAGTCGCTGACAAGGCGGGCGCCGCGAGGTCAGATCATACAGGTCGATCAGCCTTCCGAATGATCAAGCGTCACCCCGATCTAGGCGGGATCGGCATGCCTCTTCGATGGACGACCGATCCGATCATGACCGACATTCTCAACGGCGTTCAAAAGTTAAAGCGCGCCTTCCATCGCGGGCGCTATCGAGTGACGCGGGAGGTGTGGGATCGAGGCGAGAGAGTCAAGGGCAACTCGATCAGGCGGGCGCTTATGTCTTACGCTTGGGATAAACAAGAGAAGCCGAGGAAGGACGGGCGAGAGGATCCCCTCGACGCTCTCCGATATGATTGTATTTATCATTATTGGTCAGACACCGACATCGAGCGAACGGCGAACAAGCGAACGCCGAGGAGTCGAAAAGTAAAAGTCGGCGGTGGCCGAAAGGATTCGTTTTGATTCACTTCGCTGTATTCGTTTTCACTGTTCTACTCATTCAAAAGCTCGACGACTGGGGCGCCCTTTGATCATCCACGGGGACTCGATTGACGAGCTAAAGTCTTTAGAGAGCGGATCGATCGACGCCGTCGTCACCGATCCGCCCTATGGGCTGTCGGCATTGTCGCCCGCCCAAGTCGCCGACGTTATGCTTAAATGGTGTCGAGGTGATCTCGACTATATGCCAACGGGCGCCGGCTTCATGGGCAAGTCTTGGGATGTCTTCGTTCCGCCCCCGGCGCTTTGGGTCGAGGTCATGCGAGTCCTTAAGCCCGGCGGTCATGCTTTAGTCTTCGCGGCGTCACGATCTCAAGATCTCATGGGGCTCTCTTTGAGGCTCGCGGGGTTCGAGATGCGAGATGTGATCCAATGGATCTACGGAACAGGCTTTCCCAAATCGCTTAATGTGAGTAAGGCGATCGATGGGGGTTTGGGCGTTGAGCGCGAGGTCATCGGCTTCAAAAAAGTCGTTCCCGGTGTGACGTTCAGCAGTGATGGGCCGAGCGAGATGCCCTTGACACTACCCGCATCCGATGAAGCCCGTCAATGGGAGGGATGGGGTACAGCTCTTAAGCCCGCTTATGAGCCATGCTTATTAGTCCGCAAACCGATCAAGGGAACGGTCGCGGGGAATGTGGTGAGGTATGGTGCAGGGGCGCTTAATATAGATGGATGTAGGATCGGCGAGGAGATAATAAAGACGCATGGAGGAGGGACGAGGGCCATCGAGTTCCTCGGCGCCGACACGACCGCTTATGAGGGGAGCGAGCACCGTGGGCGATGGCCCTCCAACGTCATCTTCGATGAAGAGAGCGCCCCCACCCTCGGCGATCAATCCCGCTTCTTCTATTGCGCCAAGGCGTCGAGGGGTGAGCGAGAGGCGGGGCTCGGTGGGTTCGACCTCAAGAAGGCGGGCGCGATGAGCGGAGAGGAGACGCGATCAGATCGCCCGACAAATCACCCGATGCGAGCCAACGTACATCCAACAGTCAAGCCGATCGACCTCATGAGATACCTCATCCGACTCATCACGCCCAAGGGCGGAACCGTCTTAGACCCATTCAACGGGTCAGGCTCGACGGGGTGCGCCGCAGCTCTTGAGCGGGTCGACTATATCGGCATCGAGCGCGAGGCTGAATACGTCGAGATCTCAAGGGCGAGGATAGCCCATTGGTCAGGCAACCCCATAATCTATGAGACACCGAAACCTAAAAGCGAGGAGATCGATCTCTTCAATTGGAGAGAGCAGCATGACTGAGAAACAGGCACTAATGATGGTCACCCTCGCCAAGCGACTGATTACCGACGCACACCACGACATGGAGCATGATGACTTTATCGAGTCGTTTAAACTTTATACCCAGATCATCAAGGAGCTCTTTGAGGCTGAAGCTAAAGCGGAAGCGGCCTCCGGTTTAGAAATAAAAGAGCCCGTGGATAAATGATACGATTGCGCTGACCCCTCGGGACATGACATCGAGATAAAGATATGGGATGAGCCCCGCTTGTTCGATG